GCCCGGCAGGTCCCTCCGGAGAAAAGGGCGATCGCGGCCCGCAAGGCGAACCGGGCCCCGCCGGTCCGGCTGGCCCCGCTGGTGCGCCCGGCGATGTAGGCCCCACGCCGCGCCACCAATGGCGCGGCTCCAAGCTGCGCTTCGAGCAATCCCCCGGAACCTGGGGAGACTGGACGGACCTGCGCGGGCCCCGGGGCCCGGTCGGCCCGGCGGGCGGCGGTGGATCGAGCGTCGGCGACTTGGCCCGGCTGCTTCCTGGTGGCGCACACGTGGAGCCCGCCGGCCTTGCCGTCCTGCAGGCTGGCCAGTGGGTGCAACTCCCCTGGACGGCCTTCATCAGCATGATCGACGGAGCCATCCGAATGGGTGAAACAAGCATGGCGCGCCGCGTCGACTTCGTCGGCGAAACGCTTATCTACCGCGGCGAGGCCGCCCCCGGTGCCGCCGAGTCCGCCTCGGTCTGGCGCATCAAGCGCATCCAGTTTGGCCCCGACGGCGACGTCACCGAGACCTGGGCAAACGGCGATGCCGGATTTGCAAACGTGTGGACCGATCGCGCCACGCTCACGTACTCGTGATCAGCTCGATTTTCCTGGGTGGCGGCGCTGATCGTAAAAATTACGAGGGAATGTAATGCCTGATTTCCGAGCGACAAACAAGCAGACCGGGCAGGTGATCGCGTACGTCGAGCCTGTGGCGCAACCGGCTCATCTGAGCGACCCGTGGATCCTCGAAGAGGTTGCAGACGCCTATGTTGCTCCCCCCAACCCTGAAGCGCCTGTCGATACACGCATGTTTGCGGGTCGCCGCCGGCTGACGAAGCTGGAATTCGTCGCGCTCCTCGGCAGCGACTTCACCTCGATCCTGGCCGCTGCCAAGTCGTCCGTCGAGGTGGAGGTGTTCGTGATGCTGGTGACGCTGGCCACTCCCGATCCTGACGGCACCTCCATCGACCTGGACGACCCTCGTATGCAGGCGCTGCATCAGCTCGAAATTGCCGGGGTTCTGGGCGTCGGGCGCGCGGCGGAGATCCTGAATGGCTAACAAATACATTATCCACGGCGCTACGTATAACGGCGACGGGACGTCTTCGGCACAGGCTGCCAGCAATGGTGGGGTTGGCGCGTGGAATACAATCACGATATTCGAGGGCTCCACCCCCGCATATGGCTCGTTGGCCGCTGGAGATATTGTCTATATCCGCTCTAAGACATCTGCTGGCGCGGATATTACCAGAACCCAGGCGGCAGCAGTCTCTATTGGATCTGCTTCGGCAACGTCCGCTAACTGGATTACGTGGATACTCGACGCTGGAACTGTGTGGTCGGGTATCGACGGCAATCTGACGTACTCGTCTCCGGGCTATCAGCTTTATGTGAGGCCCTACAACCATATTCGATGTGATCGACAGTATGCTCTGTCGCAGGTAAGCAATGCAGGCGACACAGGTAACTCAACCATGTTCCTGATGGGGAATGACAGTCACACTGATGGGATTCTGTTGAATTGGGGCGGGGTAACGTCTGGGCACGGCCCCCACCTTAAGTTTGAAGGGCGGGGTATTCTTCGTAATTGGAAAGTGCGGTCTGTATACCACTATAACGGGCTTATTCAGTGGGAGCCGTATTCATATGGTGTCGCTATAAACCCTGAGATCGAGCTTCTCAGTGCTGCGGAGACTGACGCTATTTTCAGCTCAGGCAGTTATGGGGCACGCCTTGATGTTATTGGCGGGCGAATCTATGGCGCGGGGGCTGCAGAAACTACATGTCTTTTTGATGGCACCTGGAACGTCCTTGGAACTATTAACCTGATTGGCGTAGATGTTCCACGCGCAGTGCCAGGGTTAAGGGGCCTCGTCGGCCAGGTGCAGGGCGGTGGCATCACTGGCGTGGGCATGGACGGGGGCGCGGGCGCAATCTACGTGCAGCGCTGGGGCTCTGCAAGCTCCAGGAATGACGGCAACTTCCCAACGCTGAATGCGTTCCTCCCCAACAGCCAAAGCACACCCTGGTCGTGGTGGATTTACCCGAGCGAGGCGACGCCAGGGGCTCCCGCGCAGATGTCCACGATGAGGCTCTATACCGATGAGCCTGCCACAGCTACGGTCACACTCGAGCTGCTGGTTTCTAACTCATTCACCGCAGTCACGAAGAACCTGTTCTGGATTGATATTAGCTACACGGATAACGCCACTGGGTTGAAGAAGTCTGTGAGTACATGGGCGCCGGCTGGGAGCCTGAGTACATCTACTGCGACCTGGAGCAACTCGTCCTACGGCCCTATTTCGCTGTCCAAATTTAAGATTTCTGCGGCGCTTCCGACCAGCATCAAAAAGGATACGGTGGTCACGGTCACGTTGTCCTGTGCAGCGAAAGCCACTTCATCCAGCCATATCATCTTCATGTGCCCGGACGTGGTTTTGTCATGAGCTTTATCATTCCATCGCCCATGATGACTATCTCGCCTAGTGCGAGGGGTAAGAGTGCGTCCGTTATGAATGGGTTGTCGTTGGGTGTGTTTCGACTTTCGACAGACCCAATCGGCATCTTCACCCTGCGGATGAACAACCTCGTTTCTGGATCTCGGGTCAGGGTCGAGTCGGTAGACCAGGGTATTCAGATCGATGAGTTCATCGCTTCTGGTGCCCCCTCGGAGGATAGAACCCTCCCCCTATACGCATCAGGCAACCCCAGAAACAGCCTCCGCATAAAGGTGCGGAACGCCAGCAGCAGTCCAGCGTATCGCCCGTTTGAGACCCAAGCACTTGCACAGCTTGGCGTTGTACCCGTGTATGTTTTTCAAGAACCCGATGAATGAGGTAGGCCATTATGGCGATTACAGCAACTGATTTTTCCGTCGCCTCCAATGGCGACCTCCGTTCGATTGCCGGCAGCACCATCTATACGGCACTCGAGCTCCACGCCTGGCTGCAGGACCTTGCGGATAACCCCGCGCCGACTGCGGACGACCAGGTCTCCATCCTTGCGGCGAACCCCTCTGAGCTTGCGGGTAAGCGGAACGCGCTGCGCCCGATGGCCGTCACGCTGCTCAACGGCCTCAACGTCGATGACACGACCAGCCGCCGCTTCAAGTTCGGCTCACTGGAGCAGCAGGCGGGAGCAGTTCTTTATACCGGCCTGAAGACCATCGGTACGATCCCTGGCGACGCCAGCATCTACATCGTCCAGAACAACGCCAAGATCAACGGTGGTACGAAGTGGTGGCCGGCGGGCGAGGTCCAGACCCTCGTCAAGGCGAAGAGCGGCGGCGCGCTCATCGCCGGCAACACGGTCGCTGGGGTGTCCCAGGCTGCGGGTACTGCCACCGTGTTCGCGCGCCAGTTCGGCCGCACGTACTCGCACTTCGACGTCGACCTGTCCCCGGGCTCGGAGCAGCTCGCTGCGCTCTCGATTGCTGCGGACACGAATATCACCCTGTCCTCGGCTCAGGCTCAGGCGAAGTTCGCGGACATCACAGTCACCATCGGGGACACGACCCAGAGCCTTGGTGGGGTCAGCAAGCTCTACAAGGGCACGATCACGCTCTCCAACGGCATCACGATTGCCGAGGCGTATCAGGCGCTCCAGTGGGCGACCTCCGAGTCCTCCACTGCCACGATCAACGGGGAGCCGGGCTGGCGCTACCGCAAGCTGCTCTCGAGCTACCAGGAAAACCAGTCGGCGCCGTTCGGTGCGCTGGCGGGCGGTAAGTGGCTGGTGGCGCGCGGCTGGTGGCTCGCGGGTGTGCTCCCTGCGGACAGCAAGAACTACCAGCTGGTCAGCGACGACAACACGATTGTCACCCCGCCGACCACGATCGGCGTGACCGTGGGCAACCTGGTTGCCGGCGACTACGTCATCGCGGCGCGGGACGACGGCGCGGGCGGATTCGAGGCCACCCACACGGCGACGGGTACTGCCGCAGCGACGACCGTAACCCTCTCGCCGGCACCCGATGCGAGCCAGCCTGCGACCGGCACGATCCGCATCGCCGGGAACAAGCACAGCTACACCGGCAAGTCGGGCAGCACGCTGACGGGCCTGTCGCCCGCTATCCCCGCTGGCGGGTACAGTAGCGCGTCGGCGTTCTTCACCTACATCGACGTGGTGGCCGATGCGGTCAGCGAGTCGTCCGAGCCGTTCAACTTCGCCTCGACATTCAACATGCGCGCCCGGGTGCGGAACGGTGCCGACGTCTCGGCAATCGTGCCGTTCGAGTCGGTGTTCAGCGTGACGGAAGCTGGCGGTTCGGTGAACGCGGTGCGCTCTGCGGACGTGTAATCCATGGCCATCGTGGTCGATTTCGCCTCTTCTCGCATTCACATCTCGTCCGACCAGACGAGCCTCGATGTGGGCGCGCTCTACAGCGCGATCAAGGACGCGCAGGACAGCGAACACGGTGTGATGTACGTCACGATCGCCTCCGGCGCGGGGCGGTTCGATCTCGGCGGCGGGCGTACCTCCGGCCTCGTGGTTCGCCTCAATGCGCCGTGGCAGGTTGAGTTCCTCGGCTCGGGACAGCGCACGGTCGACGGGGGCACGCTGGTGGGTGGTGCGGGCGGTCAGCCTGTCGCCTCTACACCTGGAACGCAGGTCATCCTGAACCGCCCCGCGGATGCGTTCGGTGTTGCGACCAGCGGCGCCCCGGTCCCCACGGCCGATGAGGTCGCCAACGCCGTCGCGGCGCGCCTGTCCGTCACGCTCAAGCAATTCATCGCCCTGAGCTGACCGTGAGTGCCCGGTGTACCGTCTTTTCCTGAAACACGGTACACCCCCGCCCGCACCATGCGGGTCATGCGAAACCTTGCTCACCTCGCCGGCCGCCTCTACAACACCCCGCTGCTGATCCACCCGGACAAGGCAGAGGTCATCGAGCGCGTGTTCGCCGCCAAGCTTGGCGCCGACCTCCTGGTCCAGGCCCCGGCCGACATCGAGCGCCCATCGCCCGAAGCCGCCGCCTACGCGGCCCCCCGCGACGCCGACAAGCCCTACATCGTCACCGAAGGTCAGGTCGCGGTCATTCCCGTCATGGGCTCGCTCGTGCAACGCGCGGGCGGCCTGGACGCCATGTCCGGCCTCACCGGCTACAACCGCATCGAGCGCCTGTTCCGCCAGGCGCAGGCCGACCGCGATGTGCTCGCCGTGCTGCTCGAGCTCGACAGCCCGGGCGGGGAGGGTGCCGGCCTGTTCGACCTGGCCGACCTTCTGCGCAACGCCGCCAAGCCAGTGTGGGCCGCCGTCAACGAGATGGCCTTCTCCGCTGGCTACGCCATTGCCGCAGCCACGCAGCGCATCGGCGTCACCCGCACCGCCGGCGTGGGCTCTGTGGGCGTCATCGCCCTGCACATGGACCAGTCCGAGCGCGACGCCAAGGACGGCCGCCGCTACACCGCCATCTATGCCGGTGCGCGCAAGAACGACTTCTCCAGCCACGAACCGCTCTCCACCGATGCGCGCCAGGTGCTGCAAGCCAGCATCGACCGCATGTATGCCCTATTCGTCGATCACGTCGCCGCCGCCCGCAGCATGAAGCCCGAGGCGGTGCGCGCCACCGAAGCCGGCCTCTTCGAAGGCCAGCTCGCGGTCGACGTCGGTTTGGCCGACGTCGTGCAGCCCTTCAACGACACCTTGTCCGAGCTCGAACAGCACGTCGCCGGCACCCGCACCGTTTTTTCCACCCAGGGCATCACCGCCCGCCACTCAGGAGCTCATTCGATGAATGAAAGCCCGAACCCCTCGGCGGGGGGCGAAACCGCCAACACCGGCTTCACCCAAGCCGACCTCGACCGCACCCGCGCCGAAGCTCACGCCGCCGGCGTCAAGGCCGGCGCGGAAGCCGAGCGCACCCGCATCACCGGCATCTACGGCCACGCCGAAGCCGCCGGCCGCCGCGCCATGGCCGACAAGTGCGTCTCCATGGGCCTCAGCGTCGATCAGGCCGGAGAGCTCCTCGCCGCGGCACCCAAGGAAGCAGCCCAAGCCGGTGCCGACCCGCTCTCGCGCGCCATGGCCGGCATCACCAACCCGGCCATCGGCTCCGATGCTGCCGATCCCACCGAGACCACCGCCGAAGCCGAGGCCGCGAAGATCGTCGCCTTCGCCTCGCGCCGCACCAAGTAAGGAGCCCGCGCCATGCATGCCTCGTTCTCCAAGGACGCCTACGCGCCCGACAACCTCATCGCCGGCAATGCCGACCTGCTCATCTCGCGCAAGGTCACCATCCCCTCCGGCCAGACCAGCCTCAAGCGCGGCGCCCTGATGGGCAAGATCACCACCGGTGGCAAGTACATCCTCAGCCTCTCCGCCGCCGCCGACGGTAGCCAGACGCCCGACGCCGTCCTCGCCCACGACGTCGGCTCCACCACCGCCGACACCGAAGCCCTCGTCTACGTGCGCGGCGACTTCCAAACCGGCGCCATGACCTTCGGCACCGCCCACACCGCCGCCACCGTCCGCGAAGGCCTGCGCGCCAAGGGCATCAACCTCATCGACACCTTCGGAGCCTGATCACCATGGATCTGTTCTCGACCAACGTGCTCGCGGCTGCCGTGGGCAGCCTCATCACCCCGCAGACCTTCCTGCTCGACAACTTCTTCCCCACCATCCAGACCGAGCAGTCGGAAGAAATCCACTTCGACATCGACACCGGCAAGCGCCGCGTCGCGCCGTTCGTGTCGCCGGTCGTGGCCGGGCAGGTGGTCGCCTCGCGCGGCTTCCACACCGCCACCTTCAAGCCGGCGTACATCAAGGACAAGCGGGTCTTCGACGTCAACCGTCCGTTCAAGCGCGCCATGGGCGAGCAGATCGGCGGCGCCCTGTCGCCCGACAACCGTCTGCGCGCCATGCTCGCCACCGAGCTCGAAGACCAGATCGGCATGGTCACCCGCCGCATGGAGCTGATGGCGGCGCAAGCCATGCGCACCGGTAAGGTCATCGTCACCGGCGACCAGTACCCCACCGTCGAGGTCGACTTCCAGCGCGACGCCGCGCTCACCGTCGCGCTCACCACCACCGCGCGCTGGGGCGAGTCCGGCGTCAAGCCGCTCGACAACCTGCAGACTTGGTCGCTGCTGGTCACTCAGAAGTCCGGCGCTCGCCCGCGCACGGTCGTCATGGACGTCGAAGCCTGGAAGCTCTTCGCCGCCGACACCGACGTGCAGAAGCAGCTCGACCGCTTCCGCGGCAACGCCACGCTCGAGCCGGTCAAGACCGGCGCCGGCGGCAGCTACATGGGCAGCGTCGGTGACTTCGACATTTACGTCTATGCCGACTGGTACGTCGACCCCGCCGACGGCCAGGAAAAGCCCATCCTGCCCGCCTACACGGTCCTCCTCACCTCGCAGGAAGTGCAGGGCACTCGCGCCTTCGGTGCCATCCGCGACGAGGCCGCCGGCTTCCAGGCCGTGCCGTACTTCGCCAAGTCGTGGGTGAGCGAAGACCCCGCCGTGCGCTACCTGCTCATGCAGTCGGCCCCGCTCACCGTGCCGTACCGCGTCAATGCCTCCATGGGCGTCACCGTCCGCTGACCGGGAGACTGAACCATGAAGCTCACCGCCCGTATCACCCTGCACACCCCGAAAGGGGTGGTGCAGCCCGGCGAGGCCATCGAGATCAAGGACAAGGACGAAGCCGCCTACCTCATCTCGATCGGCGCGGCCGCCGACCCGGCCGCTGCGGATCCCGCCCCGGCGCAAGACGTCCCGCCGGCGGAGTCCTGACCGCATGTTCGACGCCGCCGGCTTCAAGCGCGACGCCTACGCCGACCTCGGCGAGCTGGTCACCCCGGCCGCCGGGGCGGCGTTCGTCGGCATGCTCAAGGTCGCCGACCGCGATGCGTTCGCCGTCGCGCAGGTCGGCGACTACACCTTGCGCTATCCGGCTACCGCCGCATCCCTGCAACTGCACGACCGCCTCACCATCGGCGGCGTGCCCTACCAGGTGGCGGAGCACCCGCGCCGCATCGGCGACGGTCACGAATGCCAGGTCGCCTTGATGGAGGCGCGCGACTGATGTTCGCCGCGTTGGAATCCGCCCTCATCGCCCACCTGGACGGCTGTCTGCCGGGCCAGCCGGTGCACGACACCTACGCCGTGCTCGACCTCTCCGGCGCCGGCTCGCCCTCGGTCGCGATGCAGGTGGTGTGGATGGGCGCGGCGATCGCGAGCAAGAAGCGGCACGAGGTCAAGCTCGCCCACCGCTTCGGCCTCTTCGTCTACGTCGAGACCGCGCGCGCCCGTGCGACCGACCGCGCCGCGGCCACGTCCGCCTTGCAAACCGCGCTCGTCCGCCTGCTCGCCTTCGAGCCCGACCGCTTCAACTTCGCCGAGATGGACGACATCCCGGCGCCCGACTACGACGGGCGCACCCTGCGCCTGGCCTTGTACTTCAGCCTTTCCGACGTGGCCAGCCGCGTCAACTCATAGGAGATTCAACCATGGCAGCACGCGGCTTTCTCGGCGCCGGCGACCTCTACGTCCAGCGCTACAACCCGCTCACCGGCGCGCTCGGCTCGCTCTACGGCCCCTACGAGGTCGAGAAGTTCGAGTACAAGCCCAACATCGAGACCAAGGAGAAGACCTCCAAGGGCCGCAGCACCTACGGCCAGGTCATCGAGGCGGTGAACCTTCCGCAGGCGGGCGAGTTCGCCGTCACCTTCGGCGAGGTCGACCGCGAAGGCCTCACCTTGGCGCTGCTCGGCACCCAGTCGGCGATCAACACCGCGGGCGGCACCATCGTCGAGGGCAGCGCCCTCGAGGTCACGGCCGACCTCGGCGGCTGGGTGGAGCTGCCGCATCAGAACTGGCAGGAGGCCGGCTTCACGGTCAAGAACCAGGCGGGCGACACCACCTATGTGCTCGGCACGCACTACGAGGTCAATTGGCGGCTGGGCTGGATCCGCGTCAAGTCGGGCGCCGGCATCGCGGCCGCGGCCACGCTCAAGGTCTTCGGCACCTACGGCGCGATCAGCGGCACCAAAATCAGCGCCGCCACCCTCAACGAGATCCGCGCCCGCTTCGTGCTCGACGGCGTCAACTTCGCCGACAAGCTGCCCGTCATTGGCACGGTGCACGAGGGCATCGTCGCGCCCGACACCGCCTTCGACTTCCTCGCCGACGACTTCGCCTCGATCCCGCTGACCGGCCGCGCGAAGACCCCGACTGGCAAGACCGAGCCCTTCACCGTCGAGCTGCGCGACACCGCCAGCTGAGTCCACACGCCTGCAGACCAGAGCGCCTTGCTGCAGGGCAGGGCAGGGCGCTCGAGCCTGCCGACCCCGACCAGGTCTTCCCCATGCCCGAAAAAAGTCCCGACATCTGGTACGCCCTCTGGAACGCGCTGCCCGACCCCGTCAAGGGCGCGCTCGTCGGCACCGTCGTCGCGCTCATCCGCGTCATGTACGACGACCGCGAGCCCCGCCTGCTCCGCCGCCTGCTCGAATCCACGCTGTGCGGCGCCATCGCCTTTGCCGTCGCCAGCGGTGCCGAGGCGCTCGGCCTGCACGGCGGCTACAGCACCTTTGCCGGCGGCGCCGTCGGCCTCCTGGGCGCGGACCAGGTGCGCGCCTGGGCGCAAATCTGGGGTCGCAAGCGCATCGAGCAATCGACCGGAGGCCCCCAGTGACCGCGCCCGCGACCCTACCCGCCGCCACCCCCGCGCAGCTTGTCACCCCCGCGCAGCTCGTCACCCTCTACGACTGTGCGGTCGCGCGCGCGAGCGCATTCGCCCCCTGGCTCGACCAGGCCATGCACGACTACGGCATCGACACGCCCGCCCGCATCGCCGCCTTCCTCGCACAGATCGGGCACGAATCCGGCCGCCTGCGCCACACGCGCGAGCTCTGGGGCCCCACGCCCGCACAGCTGCGCTACGAAGGCCGTGCCGACCTCGGCAACACCCAGCCCGGCGACGGCCGCCGCTACCTCGGTCGCGGCCTCATCCAGCTCACCGGCCGCGACAACTACGCCGCCGCCACCATCGCGCTCGGTGAAGACTTCATCCTCTTCCCCCAGTTGCTCGAAACCCCGAAGTGGGCCGCGCGGTCCGCCGCCTGGTTCTGGTCCAGGCACGCCCTCAATGCCCTCGCCGACGCCGGCGAATTCGACCGCATCACCCGCCGCATCAACGGCGGCCTCAACGGCCGCAGCGACCGCATCGCCCTCCATGCGCGCGCCCTCGATCTCCTGGCGAGGAGGGGCTGATGTGCTGCTCGCCGCTTATCGTCTTCCTGCCGCTCTGGTGGCTATCTCACTGGCAGCTTGGGGCGTTTACGACCTCGGCCGCGCGGCTGGCCGCGATGACTGTGCCGCGCGTGCAGCCGAAGCTGCGCACACCGCTGCTGAAGCTGCACGCGCAGACGCTGAGGCTCGATCCGCACGCCGGGCGCAGGCTGCCCTACAGCATGCACAGGCCGAAGCTGCAGCTCGTGAAGCCCGACTGAAAGGCCAGCTCCATGCCTTGCGCGAAACCCCTCGTCCTGATTGCCGCCTGCCTGCTGAGCGCGTGCGCCACCTCAACGCCGCCATCGCCGCCGCCAACGCTGCCGCCGCCGGAAGCCTGCACAACCCCCTGCCCACCCCTCCCGCCGCTCGCCAATGACGACGAGCTCGCCGCCGTGATCTGGACCTACGAACTCATCGACGCCGCCGGAGAGTGCAGACGCCTGCACACCGCCTGCGGCATGGGGCGCTGAAGATGGCTCGCAACCCCGTCACCCGCATCATCATCACCGCCACGGATCAGGCGTCGTCGGTGTTCGACGCCCTGCGTAATCACGCAGGCAAGATCGCCACGGCGATCGCCGGCTATTTCGGCTTCGACCTGTTCCGTAATGGGGTCGGCTCCGCGCGCGAGTTCGAGTCGGCGATGTCGGCGGTGCAGGCCGCATCCGGCGCGACCGGCGCCGAGCTCGCCCAGCTGAAGGCCGCGGCCGAAGAGGCGGGCGCGAGCACGAAGTTCAGCAGCGTCGAAGCCGCCAACGCGTTGGAGACGCTTGCCAAGTCGGGCCTGAACGCGACCCAGGCGGTCGAGGCTCTGCCGGCGGTGCTCAATTTGGCGCAGGCGGGCGGCGTGGGCTTGGCCGAGGCGTCGGACTACATCACCCGGGCCGTCAATGGCATGGGGCTGTCGTTCGCCGAAGCCGGGCGAGTGGCCGACGTGCTGGCGATGGGCGCGAACGCCTCGAGCACGAGCGTGGAAGGCCTGGCCGGCGCGCTCTCCTACGCCGCCCCGCTGGCCAACAGCCTGGGACTCTCGATCGAGCAGACCGTCGCCATCATCGGCAAGTTTGCCGACGCGGGCATCGACGCCAGCCGCGCCGGTACCGCGCTCAATGCCGTCCTCGCGCAATTCAGCGACCCCGCAAGCCAGTTCCGGAAGGAGCTGGCCGCTGCGGGCATCACCACCGGAAATTTCGACCAGGCGCTGCGGCAGCTCGCCGCGGCCGGCCCCGATGGACAGCGCGCCATCAACGCGGTTGGCACCGAGGCCGGGCCGGCGCTGCGCGCGCTGCTGAACCAGGGCATCGGCTCGCTGGACGCGTTGAAGGCCAAGCTCGACCAGTCCGCGGGCAGCGCAGCCACGTTCGCGAAGGTGATGGGCGACAACCTGGATGGTGCCGCAAAAGGTTTCGGCAGCGTCTGGGATGCGCTGCTGATCAAGCTGGGGACCCCGGTCCTCGATACGCTGAAGGGGCAGATCAACGCCGTGTCCGAGCGCCTGCGGGGGTTCGTAACCGACGGCACGGCCGAAGCGTTCGGTAACGCGATCAAGACGGCATTCGAGTCCGCCGGCCGGTGGGGGCAGGAGTTCGTCAGCAAGGTCGATTTCACTCAGGTCGCGGCCAACCTCCAGGCCTTCGCTGCAAGCGTGGGCGAGGTGTTTACCGCCCTCGGCAACCACGCCACCACCGCCGGCAACACGCTGCAAACGGCCTACGGCGTGATGTCGGCGGGCGTGAATACGGTGCTCGCTGCCGTCTACACCCTGGGCCAGGGCGTTTCGTGGCTCGCGTCCGCGTTCCTCGCGGATCTGGCACTGATCACCGAGGGGCTGGCCAAGATCACCTTTGGCGATCTGTCTCGCGGATTCGCCAGCGCGGCCGCCAGCATGCGCGCGGAAGCGCGGGCGACCTATGCGGTGCATCAGGAATTCGGCGTCAAGGCTGGCGAGGCCTTCGATGCTGCGACGCAAGGTGCCCTCGCGGCGCGCCAGGGCTGGTCGGAGCTTACCGGGGCCGCATCGTCGGCGAGCACGTCGATCGAGGCGTCCACCTCCGCCGCCGCCGTG